CACTATCTAAAGCTGTATCACCCAAAGCTACGTTATCTGTACCAGTTGGATAGTTACCATCTAGTTTGATTGAGCCACTATCTACAGAAACATTACCTGCAACTGTAAGACCATCAGTAACTGCTGTACCTGTAACGTCTATACCTGTTGAGGTTGTGGCTAGTTTATTGCTTCCATAATGCTTTAATATAACCTCACCTGAAGAACCTTTAGCATGTAAATAAGATGCAAAACCACCTGAACCATCATCACTTTGTAAATATATATCTTTATCATCTGATAAGTTTCTTAAAATTAAAGCTCCATTATTGCTTAAAATATAATTGTTTGAGCCACCATCACTATAAATTTCTAAATCTGAACCTGCACCAAAAATAGCTTTACTGTTATCACCAAGTTTTACATCGTGATTAAAAATAGCTGTTCCTGCATCTGACATATCAAGTTGTAAAGCTGTTATTGCAGCACCACCATCATCGCCTTTAAAAAGAATATCTTTATCCTGGACACTAGAGGTTATAACAAAGTCAGATGATGAATTAGAAAGATCACCTATTGAAGTGCCAGCATCTTTAAACGTAACGTTACCACCATCTGCATCAAGAATAATATCACCACCAACATCAACAGTTAAATCTGCTGCATCAGAGATAGTTGATCCATTAATAGTTATATCGTCTACAGTAAGTGTTGAAAGTGTACCAAGACTTGTAATGTTTGTTTGTGCTGGGTCTGTTACTTTTAAATTGGCAAAAGCATCGACAACTGCTGCTCCTGATCCTGCACCATCTGAATAAACTACTTTAACATCACCATTAGGAATTGTTACATTAGCTCCTGACCCTTGTGAAATATTAATTGATTGTGATCCAGTAGTAGCATTTTCAATAATCCATACTTTAGATACAGTATTTGGTGCAATAGTTAATGTTCTAGTAGCAGTTAAACTAGCTCCAGAAGTAACTTTTAAATATAAACTTCTTACAGGGTCTGTTGAACCATCTGCAATAGTTGTTGTTGCGTCTGCGTCTGAACCAAAAGATGCTTCAGTGCCATAACTAAAAGCTTCTGCAATTAGTTCTAAATTTGTATTGGTAGAAGTACCCCAGGTTCCTGCCTCGTCACCTGTAGCTATTTCTTTTAGTCTTAAATCATTTACATAAGTTGCCATATATATTTCCTATACTAAGCCACCTCTTGCCAATCAGGGCTTTGAGATGAGTTTATATTACTATAATTTGGTGTTTGTGTTGTCGATACATCTGTATAATTTGGTGTTTGAGCATCATCGACTAATCCCCAAACATTTACTATTTGTGTTAAAGCACTAGCTTCTACACCAGTTGGCAATACAATACTTTTTGCTATAACAGTTGTATCACCAACAAATCCTTGTGCCTGATTACCAGAAACATCAAGAATATTAATTGTTTGTAAAGTTATAGTTCCTAAAGAACTTGTTGCTGATACGCCAGTAGGTTCAACAACTGCTGATGCAAGAACAGTTTCATCTCCTAAACTTGAAACTGATGCTACTGCAGAAACACCTGTAACTGCTGCACCTGCTGTAATAGCATTACCTAATGCAGATGTTCCAACATTACCAGTAACTGCGGTATTAGCATCTGCTTTTGCATTTTCATCGCCTAAAGCAGATGTTCCTGCATTTCCTGTAACAGCTACATTAGCAAAAGCAATTATTGTTTCATCGCCTAGTGCAGATGTTGCTGAAACTCCTGTAACTGCAACTAAAGCTTTTGCAACTACAGTTTCGTTACCAAGTGCAGAAGTACCTGCAACTCCAGTAACTTCAACAGCTATTGGGTTAGACCATTCTCCCTGACCCCAGGTACCTCTACCCCAGCCGTTGACTATTGCCATAATTTATTAAGCTATTCTTATGATTGCATTTGAAGCATCTGCTGTAGGAAATTGAATTGTAAAATCTCCATTAGTAGATGTTTTGTCGCCACCAAAATCTAATACTGCAACTGCTGGATCACCAGTAGCTGCTTCATTATAGATTAATGCACCTCTAGCTGTAATAGTAGCTGTGCTAAATGTTAAATCATTAAAGTCAGTAAGTGCAGTTGTACTTGATGATGAAGGATCAATACTTGTTAAAAATGAACCTTTTGCAGTATATCCTGTACCACTTGCTTCGTTACTTGCTGTATATGCAGTTGTTCCTGCACCTAAAGAAGCACTGCTTGTATACAATGCTAGTTTAAATACGTTACTTGCTGCTGAAAAATCGTGAACACCTTTTAATAACTCAACTTTAAAAGACGTACACATTGCTTGCGTAATTGCCATTATAATCTCCTAATAATATTAGCCATTTCTTTATGACCTTGTTTATCTAATAATCCAGCTACAGTAGCTCTATCACTTGCTATAGCTTGTTTTAAATACAATAGAACAGTTGCGTGTATAGCATCTTTAAAAGCTTTTGCTTGTGCTTGCACCATAGGATCAGCATTTTCGCTAATCGATACTAACTTTTCTACTATTCTTTCAGCCCAATATTCAGGACTCAAACCTTTGTTATCTGTTGTTTCAACATTTACAGTGCCTAATTCAGGAGCACCACTAACAGTAATCATTAACTTCTTCTCACTCTATATTGATCATCTCTATACTGATCTACTGTATTTTCGCCTTCTGCTAAAGTTTTTAATCTAGACAACGCTTGATCATATCTTTTTTCATATAACTGCATCATATCAGGTTCACCTTTCATATAAGTATAACCTTCTAGAATAGAACCATAAAGTAATGCATTTTCTGCATTTGTTGATAACCAAGTAGTTCCACTATCTGCACCTGCTGTTATAGATGCAGGACTATAAAAATAATGTAATTCAACAGTATAACTACTATCTGGTGTTGGTCCTATAATAAAACTTGAATTATCAAATAATGCATAGTGTTTAGGTGTACCTGTTGTAGAACTATTTGGATAAGCTTCTCTTATAAAATTAACATCTTTAAATAATAAAAATGTTTGTGAACCACTACTGGTAAAAGATAAAGAAAAATTATCTAAAAAATCTGTAGGTGTTGCTAAGTATTCATTACCTGAAGTAAATGTACCTGAAACATTTTTTCTAAATACAGGAAGCTTAACTGTTTTTAATATGCGTGTTTCTGCTTGTTTTATTATTGTTGGCAAATCAGAAACAAATTGAGTTTCAGAATTTTGTAAATAATTTTGTATTGCACTTTTTAGTTCTGCGTATGTCATGATATAACTATTTTAACCTGTCCTATTGATCCTCTTAAAACATTACTTGTACCATTTACTGGATTAAACCCAAAGTAAGTTGTTGATGATTCTTGACCACTATCAGGTCTTGGGTTAAATAATGCCATAGGATCAGATGTATTTAATCTTCCTACTTGAAACTGTGGATGATCAGGATCAAAACAATCTTTGCAAACCCTTAAACCATTTCTAGTTTCATCTTCAACTTCGTATTTAAGCTCAGATAATTTATATGTAAATCCACATCTATCACAAGTACCTAAAGCTTTTTTACTTTTTGCATATGCCATAATTAATATACGTTATTACCAGGAACAAACTTAACTGCAGCTCTTTCTCTGTCTGCATCAGATACTTCATCCCATAGTTCATTGTATCTTTGTTTTATCATAGCTACTCTATTTTGTGCTTCTGGTTCTTTACAAGCTATATTGTAAGCCAAAGCATATGTTAAACATGGCAGATACCTAGCAGGCACATCAGCATTATTAGTAGCAACATTACCTGCATCTTCAATTCTTTTTATATAGTCATACACTAAAGTATATGTTTGTGCTGAATCTGGTGTAGCCCATAAAACAATATTAATACTGCTTGTACCTTTATCTACATAAAACTGTGTAGGCTTTGATTCTTGTAATTTTTTTGCTTGATGATTGTATTGTGTTCTTGAAATTCTAGTTAGCTGTTGATCAAATTGTTTTGTTGAATCACCAGAATCAGTTCTAATAAAAGCATCTACTATCTCTAAAGCTGCACTATTAGCAGCATAGCTAGATGTGCCAGCAGTGAGTGCTTGTGATGCTTGTTCTATTTTCCAAAGGTTTAATCCTTTATTCTGCCATTCTAAAAAAATTAAATTTAAAGCACGTCTAGCAGTTCTGTAATCATAACCAGAACGCATGGTTAAGCCGCATAGTTCATATGCTTCTTCCATAATATCTGATAAATCTAGATTAAATGTAGTAGTTCCACTACTTGCCATGTTTTCTCCTAATTGCTTCTTTACCTTTTTTAGCAATAGCAGCTTGTTGATTTTTACCAGCTACCTTAGCTCTTTGCTCTAACACTGTTAATATTTGTATCTTACGAGCAAATGGTTTGTTAATTTTCTTTACCTTAGCTACAGTTTTTCTTGCATCCGCAGGTGTTGCAAATTTAATTCCTACTGTATCTTTAGGGTTTTCATCTGTGTATAGTCTACGTCCAGAACCTTTAGGTTTTTTTCCTGTTCCTACTTTTGGGTCTCTTTTTCTTTTCACTATACTTTTTTTTACTTGCTGGTGCTCTGTTTGTCATTACACCAAAGTTTGTTCTGGTCATTACCATTTTACTTTATGTGACCAATATCTTGCACTTAACTTATCTGGTGATGAATCTTGTGCATTATGTCTAGCATAATAAGATTTTTTTCTAGCTTTATCTTTTTTAGTTTTAGGATTCTTACCTGCACCTTTTACACCTTGCTGACCAAATCTAATAGTTTTAATCTTGTCGCCTTTTTTAGCAACTACTACATGAGATTTAGTTGGGTGATTAGGGGTACGTTTTGGTTTGTTGTACCCACTAACACCAGCTTTCTTAAGGCGTGAATCCTTTTTACTCCTAGACATAATAAATATTTACCAGTCTATGATTTTCCACCACCAAACATTTTCTTAACGTAATCTTGATAAGCGACTACACCGCCTTCTTTCATAACATTTTGTCCTGCTTGATTTTTTTTCATGCCAGGTTTTTTAGGTTTTTGTACTGGCATAACTGGTGATTTTCCACCCATCATCATACCCTTTCTTTCTCCAGATACACCGCCTGCACCTTTTTTCTTAACTTTGGATTTAGACATACCACCGCCACGTTTCATAACTTTGGACTTAGACATACCTCCACCCATTCGTTTCATTACTTTAGATTTTTTACTTCCAGCCATTTTTGTTTCCTCCTTTGGATAAGCTGTTGAAAATTATTATCTTTATAATTTTTATAATAACCTTTTTTAACAATACTATCTGATGCTTTAACTAAAGTTCCAAGTCTTTGTATAAAGATTTGATAATAGTCTTCATCAAATAGTGGTTCAAAATTAATTTGAGTTGCAGCATGATCTATTTCTGTATCAGGATGTGATCCCATTATCCACAGATCATTTTGTACTGCTTCTTCATTTAGTATATTTATACGATTTTCTAATTCTTCTGCAGTTATTTCATCATAGTCAGTGCCACAATAAACTACTACATCGTAATTATCATCGAAGTTTTGAATTATTTTTATTAGATCGTACCAATATCCGCCTTTACCATGCATTACCTTTACCCTTTTACTATTCCATGAATGTTTAGCAAAAGGGCAAGCAGGTAAATTATTAAAGTCTTTATTAGGTTCTTCTAATACACGTTGACTCCATTGACGTATTTCTTGCATCAATAAAGTTTCGTCAAGCATTATTTTTTTGCTTTAGGTCTTCCTGGCTTTTTTTTAGCAACAGCTTTCTTTTTAGCTGGAGCTTTTTTCTTAGCTGGTGCCTTGCCTGAAACATAAGCTTCATTTAC